GATTGTTTTATTTTAGAAAGGTAAATCTTCGTCTATCTCATCGTTTGCTTGAGGGTCAACCGGTGCTGAACTTTGAGATTTTCCACCACCAAATGATTCTGTATTTACTGAATCACTTTCGTAAGCATATCCACCTTTTTCTGAATCCCATCTTGGTGTTTCTCCACGAGCAATCGCCTCAAGATATTCAACAGGTTTTTTAGAATAAACATCTAACCAAGTTAATTCGTCAGTAATCCAAGCGTTTGCTTGAGCCGGGTCAGTATGTACCGGACCTTGGTCTTCGTACATAATTGTAGATACTGCAGTATATTCTTTACCATTTGGAGCCTTTGTTTTATTTAATTCAATGATTAAATCTCTACCGATATTAGCATCAGTAATATCTCCTTTGTTTCTCCAAATTGGAATGATTTTATCTAAGATACCATCATTTTTGTAGTTGTGTTTAAATCTCCAAAATTTTGGTCCGTCTTCTTCCTTATCTCTATCTATAACTTTTACGATATAGAATTTACGAGAACGATACTGAGCAGCCAATTGTTTGTCTGATTCTTTTCCGGTTGAGATTAACTCTTCATAAACCTCATTTAAAGGTGAACGTTCGTTATCGTTTTTTCCCGGGTCATAAAATTTTTGCCATTGTCCTCCTACTTGTATCTCATGATACCAAGCTTCTTTAAATGGTGATGAACCATCGCTTGTAGGTAAGATTCTAACTCTTCTTTGTCCAGATTGCTCCTTATCACTTAAGATAAGTGCAAAATATTTTTTCATTCTTTCGTCTTGCGACATTTTCCCTTGGGCCCCGCCCCCTGATTGTTTTGAATTTTCGTACTGTGCCAATACGGCGTCTAATGAACTCATGTGTTATAAAATTAAATTGTTAAATTGTCCTTTAAATATAGGTGATAAAATTAGTGAAGTCAAATAAAAAAAGGTGTCCGTTGAGACACCTTTGAATTTTTTATTATCGTTTGAATGATGTTTTGTATTCATCTTCTTGAGAACCAGGTTGGAATGAATTTTTTATATCATTCACATTAATATCTTCAACTTCGTCTGAAGTTAAAACATAATCATTTTTTCCTGTTTTCTCCATCTCGTCTTGTTTGTCATCGAAGAATTGTGAAAGTTTTTGATTGAATGGGTATGAATCATAACTTCTTAACTCTAATTTTTCTTGAGGAGTTTTTTCACGATACTTCTCAATTTTATTTTCAAGTGAGTTTAATTTATTCATAACATTATCCATCTCTCCTAATTTAGCTTCTAAGTTAGACAATTGGTTAAACAAGTTTTCAAAATATTCTTCTTGTTTTGTTTCAATATTTTTTTGAGAATTAACCAAATCAGTTATTTCAAGTTCTTCAGATTCTTCACCTTCAGTTCCTGTTTCTTCAGATGTTCCCTCATCGTCAATTTTTTCAACGTCAGGGTCATTTGCAACATCAATTGGTTGTGGTGCAGCATCTCCCGGTGCCGGTGGTGGTACTGCCTCAGAAGGTGCAGGTGCCGGTGGAGCCTCTCCTCCTGCCGCTGGCGGTGGTGTTAAAGCCTCTAACCCTGCTGTTGGGTCTTCGGGTAAATCAGCCTCTTGTTCCATAATATACTTGTTGATATTATGATATCTTGCGATTTCTTGTATTAATTTCTTGTCTAAACCCATTTCGATTATCCGTTTAATAATTGTTTAATTCCTCCTGCCGTCTCAACTCTAACTTTTCTATTAATAGTTGTTTGGTGTCCGGCTCTTTCAATAAGACCATCTCTTTCTCTGATTGTATAACAATCCCCTGTGTCTAAATCACAAACTTGTTGTGTTCCGTCACCGTTATCTGTTTGAGAAACTCTAGTTGATTTCCCAAGATAGTTATCTAATGCTGATTTTATGTTCATAAAATTGTTTTTATTATAAATATATCGTTATGTTATAAAGTGAAAGGTGGACTAGTAACCAATTCTTTATCACCAACAAACCCTTTTGGATAGTATTCCATAACTAATGTAAATACCCCTAAACCATTAACAGTACAAACTTTTGTATATTCTGTACTATCTCCACCCCTACAACTTGAAGGAGCCGGAAATGAATCACCAGGTTTAAAGAATTGGGAAGAACCAACCCATGAAAAATTAAATGGTTGGTCTCCTGTATTTAATTTTAATGTAATATAACCTCCATCAGGTTTTTTAATGTTAGTATAACTAAAATTATTTCCTTGTATATTAGGACTCTCACCAAGAGATATTATTGATAATTGTGATGGTGATGCCGGTTGTGAATTAGGAGTAAGAGTTGATGGTTTAAAATAAAAATTAACACATCTAAGAGCTTTATTAGGGTATTTAACCTTATCCACGGCACTAGAGGTTACACAAAATTCAATTGTAACAACTTGACCATTTCTAATCGGATTTTGAGCAAATTGACTAATAGGTGTATTAATTAACATATCAGCAATTTGGTTATATGTAATTGTAAAGATATTATTATTCACATAATTTGTAATATCTGTTTTTACCGTTCTATTTAAAGTTGTTTTGACTTTATTGTTTTCTAATGTCTCATCAAATATTGAAGTAGTCATTTCAACTTTAGTGTCAAGTACCCAAGCCCCAACTTGTGGGTTAACCGAAATTGTTACTTTCTCAGTAACTTTACCACTTATTAAATCTTGGCTTGTCGATATTAGTGGTTCCGGTCCTGTTTGTTGTTGGTTAGCGTTTGGAACATCTGCTTTAGGTGCGTTTGCAGTTTGATTTTGTGGATTTTGATAACCACCAGGTGATGCTGCTGCAGATGCTGGTAATGCAGGGTCATAGGTAAATTGGTCAATTGTTGTAAATGTACCAAAATCAGTAGTGACAACAATAAACCCTTTCTTAACCACATTATCAGGTAAAAATTTAGGCGTAATAACTCTCATCGTTGAATCATTAAACACCGTTATACCTGTCATTCCAACCTCAACTCCGTTAACTTTAACCGATTTAACACCATTAAAGTTTCTACCATTAAGTTGTACAATCGTTCCTGTATTACCTGATAATGGTGAAAACGATGATATAACCGGTGGTGGACAAGATTGTCCTGGTAATGGTGGAATCGGTGAAGGTGTTGGTGTAACACCCGGACTACTACCTTTATTATCGGTTTCATTTATCTGATTTAATAAATCCGCAACAATTTCTTTAGTTGCAACCTCAACCCCTTTGGACAATGCAGACGTTAAAGCCTTTTCCATTGTCCTTTTTAAAGTTTTATACTCATCGATATTTTTATCGTAATCACTTGGTGAAACATTCTTTTGAGGGTAGAAACAAACATAATATTTTACCAAACCAATATCTAAAACTCTGTCAATATTATTAATCAACCTATCTCTCATAAAAGTAATATATGTATCGAGTGTTGAAAAACTTGCCAACGGTAATGAAATATTAGTCGATGGATTTGTTTGAACATTAACACAAGAATAAGGTTTTAAAAATAATGTTGATGTAGCTCCATAGTCAATATCTAACGAAACTGACGCCAAGTTATTACTCCATCCATTAAATTCACCCGCATTACTATTACTTATTTTTTCAAATGAACGAGCATAAGAGATACAATAAATAATAGTTTGAAGTACCGGTAGATTCGGTATCAATCTCTTAAGAGCCTCAGCAAATTTCGCCTCAGTAACACTAGTTTTGGTTGCATCAACCACATTATACCCTGCATTCAGATATACCGGAAGAACTTTACTACTACAAGTATTTGAAGCAGCTTTAGTTGAATTAGCGTTTTGTTGAATATTTTTACTTTTATTTGAATCAGTTGATGCCGATAATACATTAATAACATCTTTCTTAATTTTAAGAATTGATTCTAATTTAGTTAATAAGTTCTGATTAACACTTTGAATGAAGTTATCTATCGCGGGTAAATCATATACTCCTTGTCTAATCCCTTGAAATGATGTTTGAAATTGACCCGGTTGAATACTATGTTCAACTTGTTGTATCATATATGGTCCATTAAACATTGGGACGTGTCTTAAATTGAAATACATGGTTGGTTGTAATAACGCATTTCCTAAACAAACAACATTACATTTATAACTTCTCTGTTTGTATAGATTATA